TATTAAACCAATGTTAATGGATATGTTTAATGAAATTAAATCATTTTTTAATAATTATATAGTTCCTGTGTTAATGGATATGTTTAATGAAATTAAATCATTTTTTAATAATTATATAGTTCCTATGTTACCATATTTAATGATAGTTAGTAAATTTTTATACAAAATTTACGGCATTCTTTTTATGGGAATGATAAAAGTAATTAAAGCTATTATATTATTTCCTATTAGACTCATTAAAGGATTATATACTTTTATAATAGGAGCAATTGCTGTTTTCAAAACAGGATATATTGTACTTAGTAATATATTTAGATCTATTTTTATAGACCCTATTAAAAGATTATTTAAAGCATTATCTAAAGCAGCCGCTCCAGTACTTAAAAAATTAACTCCTGTAATAAATATGATAAGTAGTCTTTTTAGTACAGTTGCTAGTGGAGTAACTTCTGCAATGTCTACTGTAACTAAAGTTATAAGTGATTTATTAGATTGGATTGGAGCTGTTTCTGATTATGGTATAATGGATTATAAAGAACATAAAAAAGAAATAGAATCTTCTGAAAAACAAGCAGAACAATCAATTATTGTTCAAGCGGCAAAAACAGATGCAACAGAAAAACAATTAGTAGCAACTGGTCAATTAACAGCTGCAGAAGCTAGAGATGCATTAAAGTTAAGAGAATTATCAAAAGAAACTGGAATGTCTGCTACTAGATTAGCTGCGGCTAAACAAACTGGTTTATTATCAGATTTGGAAATAAGTTCAAAACAAACTCAAACTGTTAAAGCAATGAATTTTTCATTAAGTAAAACAGGAACTTTAAAATTAGCTGAAAAGGGGTAATAAATGAATAGAATGATTATAACTTTTCAAACTCCTGATTTGGCATCTACTTTAACTTATCCTATTATGGAAGATTTTCAAATAGAAACATCAACTGAATTTAGTAATTTTGCTGAATTATGTCCAACAATATCATCTCTTGTAGATTTAGGTATTACTTATGAATCTGCCTCTTCGGGTGGAGTTTCTACTGCTGGATTTAATATAAGATCTATACTAGATGCCCCCAGATGGCGAAAAACTAATCCAGTAAAAATAACTCTTGATTTGTTTTTTTACACAAAAACAAATCCAGTAACAGATGTACTTATTCCTATGAATGCATTACTTGGAGCTCATTTACCTAGATTTGTAGAAGGAAAAATTAAAATTCCAGGGCTGAATGCAACAAATGTTAGTGATGTTAATAAAATAATTGGTGCGGCTAAAGAAAAAAGTACCGCATTAATTGAGGAATTGGGTGGTGGAAAAACAGGAGAAAAAGAACTTAGAAATATTCTTGAATCTCAATATAGTGCTTTATTTTCTGTTTTAATTCCTGGAGTTGTTTTTCTTCCTGTAGCTTTTATTTTTGCAATTGCTCCAACATATTCTAAACATGTTACAGAAAAAGGATATCCACTATGGGCAAGTGCTAATTTACAAATACAAAGTTTAACTCCTGCATTAGCTGAATATTTTAGAGATGGAATGAATTATACTGCTGGTGGAATTGAAAGATAGGAATATTTATGAGAGAAAAAGTACAATTAATATTAGATGAAACAGATGGAAATGTAATAAGAGATTCAGTATCTGTTGTATGGAAAGACTTTAAATGGACAAATGGATATTATAAACATAAAATATCTAAAATAGAGATAGAACGCCCATATTTAATTTCTCAAAGTTATTATGGTATAATAGATTATTGGGATATTATATTACTTTTAAATAATATTGAAGATATATTTGAAATTGTTCCTTTAAGTGAATTATTTATTCCAAAATTAGACGATATAAAACAATTCATTTTAGATAATCGTAAATAAAAGGAGTTTATAGTGCAAGGACCATTTCCAGCTAAAGTTATAAATAATAATGATACAAAAAAGAAAGGAAGAATTCAAATAAAAATTGAACATCTTCATTATAATATAAAAAATTCTGAACTTCCATGGGCAAAACAGTATTCACTTGCAACAGGTGGAAGCGGTACTTATGGTAAATCAAGTATACCTGAAAATAACTCTTATGTATGGATAGGATATGAAGATGTAGATGAGTTAATGAGACAACCCTATTATTTAGCAGATATTCATTTTAGTAATTTACATCCTCATAATTTATTTGAAAATAATATTAAATCTTCTATTGGATCAGCAGCAGCATACCCTAATGCTAAATATACTTATTATCCTAATGGAATATGTATAGGAGTAGATAGTAGTTCAGGAAATAAAGAAATTTTTATTTATCATCCAACAGCTTCTATATTTATAGATAAAAATGGTAAAATTAAAATAAAAGCTACAGAGATAGAATTACTTGGAGGAACAACTCCTTCTGAAAGTTCTATTTTAGGAGAAACTTTAAAAACTACATTAGAAGCAATACTAGATCAAATTATTGCACATACTCATCCTTATATAAATGTTGCTGCACCTGCAGTTACTTCTCCTCCTGGAAATGCTGCTGCATTTACATTAATAAAAACAACACAAGTACCAACTACTTTATCTTTAAAAATAAAAAATAATTAAATTATTACTAATAAATAATATAATTAGGGGTATAGAATGGCGGTTTTTCAAGATATTGATTTGTATGGAAGAGATAATGCAGATGGAACTCCTATAACTTATTATTCTGCTGATGCCATTAAAAATGCACTTACTCAATGGGCGAATTCTAAAAGAGGAGATTATTTAATGGCACCAGGAGCTGGTGGAGCATTAGATAATTTTGTATTTAAAACACTAACAACTGAAAATCTTTTAATTTTAAAAACTCAACTACTTACAGCATTAGTAAATCAATTTAGTCCTTCTATTACAGTTATTGATATAACTATTACTCCTGATTATCAAAATAGAATAACAGAAATTGAAGTAACATATTCTATTCCAGAAGAAGGAATAACTGATTCAATAGCATTATTTATAAATACAGCTTTTAGTACTACTTCTTTTGAATATGAAATTGTTAGTTATATTGAACATAATTTATTAGAATTTGTAACAATTAAGAAACCAGATCAAAGCTCTAATCGTTTAATATATGATTATGATATAAATAGTTGGAAATATGGAAAATATAAATTTGTTAATCTTTTACCAACAGATCCATATTTTACAGATATATTATTTATTTGCAATGGAAGTTAGAGGTTTAATATGATATACACGTACGATGGGTTAGTAACAGAAATAAAAAACAGATTATCACTTCTATCTGATTGGAATACAATATTATATTATGGAGTATATCAACGTATAGTAGATATGCTTGCATATACTGGAGAAAAACTTGTATATTTAGCAGAATTTTTATATAGGGAAGCTAAGTGGATAACAGCAGAAAAAAGAGATTCTCTTGTTAAACTTGCAATATGGTTAGGCTATATTCCATATAGAAAAACTGGAGCAATAGGAGAATTAAAATTAAGTTATGATCCTACTTTTAATTCAATGTCAATATATACAGGAAAAGAAGTAAATATTCCACGATGGGCAATTTTTACAAATACTGATAGTGATTTAATTACATATTGTACAGAAAGTACTTTCTATTATACTGGATTTATAGGTAACGTAGTTATTCCAGTAAAAGAAGGAACACCCAAAGAATTTTTATATATTGCTCAAGGAATAGTTAATGAATGTGTTTATGTATATTCTGATTCAACTGATAATACGGAAATTCAAGTTCAGATAGTTGATACATCAGGTAATTTTTTATATGAAGCTATCATTACAACTAATTTATATCTTATAAATAATGTTGTAGACTATTACTGTGAAATTTCAAATTCTGCTGCTTATGATTATATTAAAATTTGTTTTGGTGATGGTATAAATTCTAAAAAATTAATTGCTGGAGAAAGAGTTCTTGTAAAATATGCAGATACAAAAGGAGCATCAGGAGATATTACATCTAGTAATGTAATAACTGTTCTTGTAACAACTTTAGTTGACGAAGATAATCTTCCAGTTACTTTATATGTTACAAATGATGAAGGTATAGTTGGTGGATCTGAAATAGAAAATATTGAATCAATTAGAAATAATGCCCCTAATTTATTTCAAATAGGATCTTTATTATCATCTACTGCAAATTGGGAAGCTGCAATTAATCTTGCTTCTTATGTAAATAAATCAATTGTATGGACAATAGAAAGTCTTGGACTATCAACTACTGTATCTGATCAAAATGTTGTATATTTTACTGCAGTTTCTACAACTGGAGAAAATTTAACTACCATTCAACAGGGAGATATTATAGTAACTTATTTAACACCTAAAAAATGTTTAACTGAAATGGTAGCATATACAGCCTTGCAAAAAATATATGTACGATTTGATATTACTGCTAAAATTGCACTAACTCAAACTTTTACAGTATTAGATGCGGCTATTAAAACAGCATTAAATACAGAATATGATATATTAACTACAACATTTCAAAAAAATATATATGAATCTAATTTCTATAGAATTATTGATGAAATACCAAATATTATCTATCATACAACTAAAATTTATTATATGGAATCAGATATTAATATAATAACAAGTAATTTAAAATTAAAACCAAGTTATACTTCTATTGACACCCCTAATTTAGATAAACAAAATTATTTAGTTCTTGATAGTTTTGAAATTTGGATAAAACGAAAAATTGCAAATGCTTGGGTTGCTCCTTTACAAATAGCATATACCTCAGGAATTACTATTTTAGGTATGAATGGATATACAATAACTGGAGGTTTTGTATCATATTCAACAAATCAAGTTTCATTTACAATAGCAGAAATTGTAGCAGATGTTACTCATGTAATATATGGTATTGCAGATCCAGGAGATTCTGATCCTTTAGGATATAAAATATTTATTTCATATAAAATGCAAGATGGTAATACTCCAGCAACTCAACAAAATAGTATTAGACTTCCATATTTTTATCAGATAACAGACATTGAAGATTCATTCATTAATGCTGATTTATCTTATATATCTTAATGGAGAATGATTAAGTGAATTTTTCATTTAAAAAATTTATACCAAAAGTAATGCAAGAGACCAAATGGGGGTCTCTTACTGAAGTATGGCAATCTATTTATGTAGATATTAAAAATGATAAAATAAAAGCAATTTTTAATCAATATGATTTTGATAATATTACAGAACAAGAATTAAGGGATTTAGCTGTAATGTTAGGATTCAATTTAAAAACTTTAAATGGTTATACTTCTACCTTAAATTTTATAAAAAAAGAAATGTTATTTTTAATTCCAAGATTAAAAACAAAAACAACTCCAACTTGTTATCAATTACAAGGAATTCCATTTAATATAATAGCAAATGGATATTCAATTATTTATGATAATAATTTAGATAAATATATTGGGGATGAAACTTTAATTGGATCAGATGTACAAGGTACAGTTACTTTAGATAGAGAAGATAAAAATTATACATATATGGGAAGTCTTATTAATTTAGACAATTATATTAATTTAGATAACTCTCCATTCTATTATATGGACACTTTATATCGAATATCTATAGGAACATATACTGAATTAGCAGAATCATATTTAGATTTTTATGAATTTCCAACACTGGATGGATCTTCTACTTTATATTCATTAACAAGAAACATGTTATTTAATTATACGCATAAATTTGTTGAATCTGCGACAGAATTTATTTCTTTAAATACGCTTAAAGTTCTTAAAAGTGATATAGATCAATTTAAAAGAATGACAGATAGATGTTATTATGAACCATATTTACATTTTGATTTAAATTCTGATCATTCAATCACTAATAAAACTTGGACAGATTATTTAGGAGTAGCAACAGCAATACAAAAAAATATTTTAATAGAAAATTCTTTTACTGATTGGTCTGGTATAAGATTTGGAACAAGCGCACATTCAGTAATTACTACATCAATTACTGATGTAAATAATTACTCTTTTTCATGGGATTATAGAAGTGGTACTAATAAAATAATAGAAACAGATATTAACTATACTTTTAGATTATTAATAACAGAAATGCAAAAAATAACAGAATTTACTGAATTAGCTGTTATAAATATGTCAGGAACTTGTGTATTATATAGTACATTTCCAAAAGTTCAATGGGATGAAGGAATGTATAATAACTTAAAATTTGAATTTAAAATTATTTAAATAAGAGGTTTTTTAAATGTCAGCAACAAATCTAGGGGATCAATATATTACATTTGATTATAAACACCCAGCAAAAGGAAGTGATTTTAATACTCTTCTTAGAGAAGCAATTACTCCTGGTGTTTATAAAGGTGGTCTTATTACTTATTCTGGTACAGGAATAACAATAGCTCCCTTTGTTATATATATAAATACAAGTACAGACAAACTTGTAAGAATTGAAACTAGAGCGAATGTAAATATAACAGTTACAGAATCTACACCAGTAATAGCACTTACGTATACTTGGCAAGATGTTTCAGAAGATTGGTTAGATTTTAATCAAAGAGCATCTGGATCTGGAGCATTAACAAATGAAGTTTGTTTAGGTGAATGTGTATTTGGTGGTGGAGTAATTACAAGTATAACTTATGCTAGTAAAACTTGGGGTAAAAAATTTACAAATGATGTTCCTATTGGAACTTCTCCTTTTATAATAACCTCTACAACTAAAGTATCAAATCTTAATGTAGATCAAGTTGATGGAGCAGATTTAAGTACAGACGTAACTTTTGCTGGAAATAGTGATGTTTTAATACCTAGTCAAAAAGCAGTAAAAACATTAACATCACATCCTATAACAGCATATAAACAAGCAACATATCCTATAACAGATACAGATGGATTACAAGTTATCGAAGTAGATACGACAGCGGGGGCAGTTACAATTACTCTCCCTCTTATGGCTAATAATCTAGGAAGACAAATACGAATCCAATTTGTAAAAAATGATGCTTCTCTTGATGTAGTTACAATCTCTCCTCATGCTACAAATGCTGGTAAATTATCAAATGATTTACTCGCATCAATTATACTCCCAAAAGTTGGAGATTTTATAGTAATTCAACAATCTTCAAATTCAGATTGTTGGGAAGTTGTAAATGAAAAAATTACATGTAGCATGAAATGGGACACATCGGCAGGAGTTGGCGCTACTGATAATAAAATAAGAAAATTTACGAATCAAACTTATACTTTTGGTAATTTAGTATCTCATAATCATGGGTCGTATGGAAATGCAGGACTAGAAATTACTATTTTAAGGTCTGGAAAATATAGTTTTGCATATACGGAAGTTCCAGATTCAACAGAAAATGTTGGAATATCGGTTAATAGCAATCAATTAACTACTGGAATTTTTTTAATTACACTTGCTCATCGACTTGGTGGAGTTAATCTACCAACAATGATGTCCGGAACATTTTCTATTTCTATATATTTAAAAAAAAATGATATTGTGCGAGTACATACAGATGGTAATGCGGCGACAGGAGTTGCTGCATATCAAACGTGTACTTTAGAATATTTAGGAAGTTAAAATAATTAAAAGGATAAAAAAATGAAAAGATATATAAAAACAAACAATGAAAATTTTATAACAGATATTTTTCATGAACATGTTGTTTCTAAGTTTGATGGAACGGAAATATTTTTTGATGAAGTTCAAGAACAATCAGTATGGATAGAAAATAAATGTATTTCAGATGAAATGGGAAATCCAATATTTAAATTTATAAATAAAGAAATTATTGAAATAGATACTTCTGTAAATTTAAAAGAATTTAGATATAATAGAAATTTAGAAATATGTATATCTCAAAGAAAATCTGCTTATATAAATGAAAGTGATGGATTATTTTTCGATTTTCAACGAGGGGAAATAGAAAAATCAGTATGGATAGCTAAAGTTGAAGAAATAAAAACTAGATTTCCAAAACCAATAGAATAAAAAGGTATAAACATGGGAACAACAGATTATGGAACACAGACAATAACTTTTAGATATAATCAAGCACTTATATCTTCTGATTTAGGAAAACTACTTTATAATATTACTAAACCAGGAATATATGATGGTGGTAATCTTACAATAAATTCTGGAAATAATGTTAATATAGCACCTCTTGATTTATTGGTAGAAACATCAGCACTACAAATGATGCATGTAAAAACTACAACAAACATAGTATTTCCTATTACTGAATCTACTCCATATATAACGTGTCAATTTACATGGGTAGATTCTACAACTAATTATATGGATTTTACTGCTAAAGCCGTAGGGGACTTACTTACTTCTGATGTAGTTGTTGGTATGGGAGTATATGTAGCAAGTACTTTAACTTCATTTTCTTATACATCTAAAACATGGGGTACATTTGATAGAAGTGGTAATATGAGAAGTACAAATGTTATTGCTGCTACAGATGTTACTATTTTAGGAGCTAATGGATTATATAATAGTACTAAAGCACTTACAACATATGGTAATACCACAGTAGCAAAAACAGCTAATTATGTTATGTTAGATAATGATGGATATTCGCGAATTGAATGCAATACTACTTCTAACGCCATAGCCATTACTCTCCCTTTAATGGCTAATAATATTAGTAGAAGAATAGAAATTGCATTAGTCAAAAACGATGCATCTTTGGATGTTGTTACAATTTCTCCTCATGCAACAGATGCCGGAAAATTAAGCACTAATTTATTAGCATCAATTGTTCTTTCCAAGGTTGAAGATTTTATTGTTATACAACAAAGCGCAACCTTAGACTGCTGGGAAATTATCGACGAAAGAATTACTTGCGAAATAGCATTTCTTACTTCTGCTGGATATGGGTCTACGGACACTTGTGTTCTTAAATTTGCTGGAGTATTGTATTCTATAGGTAATTTCTTTTCACACAATCATGGCGCATACGGAACTAAAGGGCTAGAAGTAACTATTTTAAAAAGTGGGCATTATTATGCAGATTTCCTTGGTTGGGCTAGTGGGGTAGGCCAGCCAATTGATATTACAGCTAATGCTACTGTATTAAATGCAGCGTTAGCATATACTAGCGTGTATTCTATGGCACATGCGGACGTTAATGGGAGTTCTGCTCAAATATCAGCATTAAGATATTATGTAGCAGGAACAATTATAAGATTTATGTCATTTGGTGCCCATGTTAATACGATGCATAAAGGTAGTATAAGCTATAGAGGATAAGTAATTTAAAAAAATGTCAATATCTAAATATGAATTTGAAATGCTCTCAACTCCTAGTTGTATCAATTTTTATAAAGAAGATTATAAAGATGGAGATAAATTAGGTACACCTATTAGAAATTGGTCAAAGATTCTTTTTAAAGATTCTTTATTTGATTTCTTTCCATACAGTGAAATATATTTTAAAGATTCTGCTGGTCAAATAGTTGATAGTGTTTATTTTGTAGAAGGTCTTGAATTTCATTGTAAATTAGGTTTTCAAGAAGAAATAGTAAAAGATAAAGATGATAATGATAAAAAAATTGGTGGATATCTAGAACATGATTATATTTGGTCTGCTTTTGAAATAAACAATATTACATTTGCCCAATCAATATCTGGTGATAATATGTTTATGATGGTATCTAAACATTTTTATAATGATTATCCACAATCTAGAACTTTTAATCATGAAAGTTCTACAACTAAACAAACAATAAGTAATATACTTATCAATACGATATTACCTGCTTGGGGAATAGATAAAAGTAAATTTAGAGGTGGAGAAAAAGGTAAAGAAATAAATTCTATTACTGATACTACTGGTACGCCATATTTAAATCAAAACAATATATCTAATAAATTATTTATTTCTAAATTAGTAGAATATGCATATAGTCAAAATAATAAAGCATCTGGATTTTATACATTCATAAATTGCAACGGTGAATTTTATTTTATGACTATTCAAGGTATGTTAAATCAACCCCCTGTTAGAAAATATAAAATAGATTTACATCAAGATATGATGACAGATGAATATTATATTAAAGATTATCGAGTATTAAATGGTGGAGTTCCAGTTAATTTTGAAAATTATAAAAGAAAAATATATAGATATAAAGCAGATGGAACAAATATCGCAGAAACAAAAAATATTCAAACTTATGCAAATGAATCTGAATTAGATACAGCAACTCAACTTCTTATTAGAAAACAATATATACCAACTGTAAATAGTAAAGTAACATATGGTGGAATACAAGAAGAAGAAAATGGATTAGAATTTTATCAAGGTTTTGTAAATTATTTTTATAGAGATACACTTTTATGTTATAGAATGGTAATTGTAGTTGATTTTTATGCTGGACTAGTATCAGGAAAAACTATAGAAATAGAAGTAGAAAAACAAACTAAAACAAATGAAATAGCTGGAGAGTTTTCTGGTAAATGGTTAATATGTGAATCAATACATATCATGGATAAAAATGGTATTCCTTATTCACAACTTACAATAAGTAAACCTCAAATAAAAATAGATCAATCCCATCCATTTAAAAAAGATTTTACTCCATGAACAAAAAAACAATACTCCTTGTTGAAGATGAAATTATTATAGCAATAACAACTAAAATAATTCTTGAAAATTATGGGTATATTGTTATTATTGTTAATACTGGAGAAGACGCAATAAAAACTATAAAAAATATACCTAATATTCAACTTCTTCTTATAGATATTGATTTAGGAAAAGGACTAAATGGTATTGAAACTGCAGAAATAATTTTAAAAAATTATGACATTCCAATAATTTTTCGTTCAAGTCATATAGAACAGGATATTATAGAAAAGATTAAAAATATAAAAAAAATAACTTCATATAGTTATATAACAAAAAATTCAAATAATGTCGATCTTGACATCTCAATAAAAATGGCATTTAAATTATTGTAAACAAATCATATTTTATGTTGATGTTTATGTTTAGAAATTAAAAAAATAGATTTTATAAAAAGTTCTATTTTTTTTTGAATCTTTTTTCTCATATATCTATTAAATGATTGTCTAAGTAATTCAATTTCTTGTACTATAATTTCTTTAGGTGCATGAAATTCAATTAATTGCAAAAATCTTTTTTTTCTTCTATTTATTAAATAATTATAGTAGAAATTTCTTTCTCTTCTTATATAATGCTTAATAGTCTTGATGAACATTCTTCTGATACCTCCTTTGATAAAATTTTTTCAATAGAATATTTTTTAAACTTTTCAAGTATTGTTGCTTTTTCAAATTCTTGTTTAAAAGAACTTTCTGTATTTTCTGTTCTTAATAGTTTAATACCAGCTTCTCTTATATAATAATCTTTATATTTTTCGTATACTAATTTTTTATTTGGTACATTTATAATATTAAGTATATTATTTTTATTTGATGGTTCTTCTCCATAATTAATAGTTTCATATTGAAAATAAATTGGAACTTTAATAATTTCTATTTGTTTATTATTTATTTTAAATATCTTATGATTTTGATCTTCTAAGTGTCGAGTGCTTACTGGAATACCTACGATATGATGTTGATTATTATAATTATCAATAAAAGAAGATTGTAGATGATGATGGCCATGAAAAAAACATCCTTTTAAATTTGGAAAAGATACGCCTTCATCTGCAAATTGAGTTTCTTGTGGCATTAAATGAGTAAAAATAAAATCAAAATTACCTTCTAAATCTTGATATGTTTTATAATCATATTTAAAAGGAAGCATAAGACAATTCATATTATCTATAATAACAGATGTTGCATCTTCATAAACAAATACATTATCTATTAATTGAAATGCAGATAAAGCACTCCCTTTGTTTTTTGATAGATCATGATTGCCCTCTAATATATGAGTTATATTTTTTCTTTTCAAAAGAAATTCTTTAAAAATTTTATAAACTGACCAAACTGGAGTTGAATTATCAAAAATATCACCTAACAAAATTAATTCTTCATTACAATAATTATCATTTAACCAATTTAAAAATTGTTTAGTTGATTTTAAAAAAGGTTCTTTATTTTTTAAATGTAAATCAGAACAACAAATCATAGTTTATTTTCCTCATATGCCTTATATTTATTAATTAGTTTATCTATAACAGGAACAAGACCACTTATACTATTAACATTATCTTCAAAATCTTCAATTAAATATTTTAATATTTCTAAATCTTCTATAAGAGTAGTATTCATATTATTCCTTTTTCCTTATATCTTTGACAAATTCCTTTTAAAGTATTATATAATATATTAAGTTGTATTCTATTCTTTCTAATATATTTCATATCATATTCATTTAATGCCATACATATTAATTTAGTAGAAAAATTTTTTTGTAAATTTTGTAATAATTTAAGTTTTTGACTATAAGAAATTTCAATTATATTAGACAATATATCATTTATATTTTGTTCTCGAATAAAATTATAATATATTTGTCTCATTTCTATTTTCTCCTATTAATAAAATATAAACTAATTATAAAAAATTAAACTTTAAATAAGAATTTAAATTCTTATTTAAAGTTTTTTATTATTTAAATTATTTAGTTTTTTTAAACAATAATAAAATAGCTAACAATGTAATAAATTGCCAACCATTACTTTTTAGTTCAGTGCTTATAATTGTTATTACATCTTTAGATACTGTAAGAATATATGCTATCATTCCTACTTTACCTGTAAAAATTACATCTATTATAAGAGCAGTTACAAAAATTAAAATTAGCGCTCCTTTAAAACTCGCTAATTGTAATGTAATAGAACTTATAATTACATCAAAAACTCCTAAAATCTTAATACCAAATGCTGTTAACCATGCTACAAGCTTAACCATACAAAATTACCTCAAAATTAAATTTTAAAACTTAATAATAATTAGTATTTATTTTATTTTATTTTAATTTTTAATGAATTATTATAACTTCAATTAAAATAATAATTAATTTCTCCTTCTTATTATATTTCCTTTATTTTGTAATATATCAATTTCAGATATTCTTTTTTTAGTTTCATTTTTTTCTTTATTTTGATTAAAAATATCCACTAGAATAAAATCTATTATCTCCTGGTTGACATAGGGATATTTATTTAATTCGAATAATTTGTTAAGTGCATATTCAACTTGTTGAATACTAATTGTTTTATCTATACCTTGAAGTTGTTGAGTTTGCCAATAGGGAACTTCAATTCCAGATAAACTTTTATATATAGTACCTAACATATATCTTAATTTATCTTTTAACTCTATTGTATATTGAATATTAAAAGCTTCTGAATTTCCCTTGAATAAATAATTTATACTTGTTATTAAATCACTACTAGATATTATTTCAAGTTCTTTTGTAACTTCATTAACTGTCCATAATTCTGAATAGATAATTCTTTCTAAGTAACTTAATGCTTGTCTCATACTACCATAACTATTTTCTGCTATAGTTAATAATACATTTATTTTTTCTTCATTATCAATTAATACATTTTCTTGTTTACATATAAAGTATAATTGTTTAGATATTTCTTCAATAGTATGTGGTTTAAGTTTATAAGTTGTACAACGATTAACAATAGCTTTTGGAATATCTTTCAAATCTCCCATTGATCCTAATATCCAATACACATTTTTATAATTTTTTTCAATTGGTTTTAATAAATTATTAAGTGCTGCTTTTGTCTTTGACATTTCTTGTATTTCATCAAGGCAAAATACTTTAGCATTAGCATTAGAAAAACTTTTAATTTCCGCATTTTCTGCAATTTCTCTAGCAGTATCTATTCCAATATTTGATGAATTGTATTCAAAATAAAAATTAGAAATTTTTTCGTCTATAATAGTTTTACAAATATTACAAATATTACAACTATTACCATTTTCATCTTTATCCCTACATAAAATATTTTTAGCTATTATTCTTTGTAAGGTCGTCTTACCCACACCAGTATTACCAGTTAATAATAATACTCTTGGTATTGTACTTTCTTTAGATCTTTTTTGTAGATCTTTTATTGTTGCTATATGACCAATTACTTCAGATAATTGATTTGGTCTATATTTATTATAGAGTAAAGTATTATTATTCATTTATCCTTATCCTTTTTCAATTCCAGAAAATTCGCAATCTGCCAACCCTTGTAAACCTCTAAATTCAATTGTAGATATACAATCAGAAATATTTAAACAATCAATACATAATCGTGGTAATTTAATATTTTTAAGAATTGGACAATCTTGTACATATTCTGGACAAATAGCGTTATCTATATTACACCAATTACAATAATCTACTTTTGAAATTGTTTCATTTATTTTTAATTCAGAATTATATTCAATATGACAATTATTATTTATTTTATGAGAGGATAGATGTATACAATATCGACAAAATGTATCTAAATCTAACATAATAAACCCCTTTTTTTATTTTTCAATCTATCTTATATTCTATTAATATTTTTGCAATTTCTACAACATCTATTATTTCCCAATCTTTTTCTCTAGTTCCTTACTTTAGAAAAACAACTGCAATTTTTTATAGATATAAAATTCTCATCTTTTTTTTGGAGTCTCACCAATTAATTCTTGTATTATTAATCTTTCATATAGCATTTCATTTTATTTTATTTTATTTTATTTCTCCTTTAATAATTATTAAATTTATCAAAATAAATTTAATAATTATTATTTTTTTTTAATTCCCATTATTTTATATACTTTTCGATCACTGATTTTAGAAATAATATATGCAACGAAAATAACAATAAAATAAAAACCAAGAATTATTCCAAGACAAATTCCAACAAATAATAGTACAGTCTCATTAATTTCATTCATAGTTGCAAATATCCTCTTTTTAATTTATTGCAGACATCCCCAAAATAAATCTCATTTGTTCTGTATTATTTTCAACAATCATTACTTTAAACATAATAGAATTTGCACTAGTGTCGTGTAAAACATAATAAAATTTACAATCTTTCATTAAAATAGTAGTTATTTTAATTCCTTGAGAATCTATTTTAACTGTTATTGATTTAATTTTTTTAGGTGTTTCATCAATACCTACAACGGTAATTTCATCTGCGTCTATTATAACCATATTTCTCATATCACCATTTAAATAAGCTTCACTTCCACCAGCAGAAATACCAAGTAATTGCCAAGTACCTATATACTTAAAATTTAAAAAACTTTCTTCTGTTGCATATAGGACAGAACTTACAAATAACAATACTATCATTAAATATGTTTTCATTTTTTAACCATCCTTTTTTTAATTTTAATATCTTATATATAATATATAAAAAATTTATGAAAAATTAAACTTTTTTACTTAATTTCTTCTAGTGTAAACTATTATCTCGATTCATTTTTTGAATCTTTTAAAAATAAAAAAATATAATTTGTTCTATTATTATTATTATAATTAGAATAATAAAAAGAAATATCATTTTTTTCATAAATCTAAAAATTCTTGAATTGTTATTAATTTATGTTCACGTTCTTTTTGAAAATATTTAATATCATTAGAAAAAAAGATTGTACCATTTTTATTTAAATATAAATAAGAAAAATTAAATTTACAAGATTCATCTTTAATAAGTTGATTTACTTCCCAATAATACCCCAACTTAAAACTTTTTAAT